CGACGTGCTCGTTTCCCTCGTATCGGATGCAGTGCTTGAAATCTCCAGTGCTTGCGGAGTGGAGAACGAAAGCGTTGTATCGATAGTATTCGTTTTCGCCTCGGTCACGAATGAAGATTGCTGGAATCCATCTCGCTTTCTCGCTGGTTCGTACCAACACCTTGTCGAAGGTCTTTGGGTTGAACTCGTGTTGACTGGCTGTCCATCGTTGGTAGGCTCCAGCGAAATGCACGCACTCTTTCTCTGTCGCAGGTCTCAACTCTGGGTGGACGCTGATGCGCAGGTCGAATGCTTGGTCGGCGTCGAAACGTTCCACATTCATCACCAGCTGGTAGCCGAAGGTCAGTGAATCCTCTTCTTCGCCCTTGGCTTCCAGCTTGCCGATGATTTTCTGCGTCTCGTCGCCTTCCTGCATCTCGAAATAATATAGCTTTCCAACCTCGTAGACTGGCTTTTCCTCGTGCTCCAGCTCCAGGGTCTCAAGGTTCAGCCTGCCACCCAGCTGCTTCTCGATGATGTTCTTGGCAACCTCGACGTCCGCTTGGATGCACTTGCTGAAATGGGCTGTCTTGTAGGTTCGGTCGCAATTGAAGGCTTTCTTCTCTTCATTGTCTCTTGTGATTTGAAACAGACCCTCGAACTCGGTATACTGGTCGTTAGCCCATTTGACGAAATAGACGAATAGCCTTCCGCTTTGGTGCAGAAGGTCGCCCTTCTTCCACTGGAACTTGCGCCAGTCCCTCATTTCCTTGGATGGGAAAATCACGACCTCGCCATGGTCGCAAAGCTTTCCAAACATGTTGAGCAGGAAATCTCCGTTACTTTCGGTCTTGATTTGTATTCCCGTCTTGTCGTGTTTTGCGTCTTTCGTTGGCAAGCACGTTATAGATACCTTGCCGAAAAATGGAGAATAGAATTCCTCGCAAAAAGGATAATCCATCGCCATTAAAATCTGATAAATATTGATATTCTGTTCCATAACTCTTTTCGTTTCAAATTGTTCTTGACTAAATCTGCGTATGTCCCAGTGCCTTGTATAGCTCCACCAGCTCCATGGTTGTCAGCCAAAAGTCGGTGTCGCCCACATAGACGTGATAGTTGTGATTGTCGCTGATTACTTGTATTTTCTTCATCTGAACCATGTTCTTATCTTGTTCAACTTGGAGGAAAGAGCTTCTTTCAAGTCTTCCTCGTTAACGTCGAGGGTCATTACCCCACCACAACTTGATAGTTGCAAAATCTGATTTTCAGTCTCATCTCTTGCCCTCCCTTGTCGATTTCTCCATGCGT